TTGATGTAGGTATCGAGGATACGATCACCGTGAGCCATGACTTCGAGAGCACAGGTCTTACGGTAGTTTACAACAGTGGTATCCACATACATTTGCAGAAGTTCAGCAGAGCTAGACACTGCGTTAACAACAGTAGCTACGCCATTAGCAACAGAGCCAACAGCATTGAGCACAGAGACAGTGGACTCAGAAGCAGAACCACGAAGGGACTTACCAGCGACGATGGACATGGGAGACTCCATAGATATAAGGGTGAGACACGGGTATAAGACCCAGTGCCACACACTGGCGGAGCCAGCGATATGTGCATAAACCCAACATAAACCTAAGATGGGGGGGGGTGTTTGTGTTTTGTGTTTGCTGGAGTGTTAAAACAACTCTCACCCCAACATATCAAAATTCCCCTCTGAAAAATTTTCCATGAAAAAATTTGCTGAGAAAAATTTGCTATGAAAAATTCCCTATGAGTTTTCCCTAAAGAAAATGCCTGCAGGATTTTATCCCTGCAGGCTGTAATGGTTAGGTGCTCAAATCAGTCACTTAAATTCTTGACCTAATTCTTGGTAGAGCGGGCACTTCCGAAGCCCCGTCATTCCGGTCAGTCGATCCAAGATTGGTAAAGGAGGAAACCCAATCTTAACTCGAGGCCACGCTCTAAGGACGTATCAATCTCTTGGTTCAATTGGTTCAATGAACCTGAAACCTAGATAAGTCGTTGGAAAGTGGAGTGTCAAAGTTATTGGTCTTGGTTCCCTATTGGTTAAATATCTAGATAGTGTCAATTGGTTTTTCTTGTAATTGGTTGATATGATATCTAATAAAAACCCAGACACATCCCGTGATCTGGAGTTTGATATGCTTACCATGAACCAAGTGCAGTCAGCACTGCCTAATCATTTGAGGGCATGTGTGACGCAAGAGTTGGTGGATATGGTGAACACGATATCGACAGATGCTGAAGCAGCTCAGTCGATTAGAGATAACTTCGTGTCCTATGGGATGGTGCTGAAGGACGGTCGGTTTAAGACCGAGGATTACGTTCATGCTGTGGCTTATGTATCTTATAAGCTCATGGGGTATACCAACCGGGAAGCTTACAGCCGGACGTTTCCCAATCGGTATCAGGCTCTTGTTGCTAGGGGAGCCACCGAGAAAGACATCTCTGCTTATGTTGTGGCCTACAACAAGAACAAGCTGGTGAATCTTATTCTTGAGCAGACGATCATCCCGACTTGGGTGTTGAACCAAGATGTGTATCAGAAGGCGATCAATACGCAGCTGGATCTGATGATCAACTCCAAGAGCGATAAAGTGAGATCAGATGCAGCCAATAGTATTCTCACGCATTTGAAGAGACCTGAGAAGCAACAAGTCGAGTTGAGTCTGGGGATCAAAGAGAACTCAGGGATGTCTGAGTTGAAGGAGATGCTGACGGAGTTGGCAGCGACCCAGCAAGAGTTGATCGGGAAAGGTGTCCCGACAAGAGCCATTGCTCATCAGAAGTTAATTGCAGGGGAAGTGGTGGACGCTGAAGTTGTTTCGCCTTCCCGTAACACTCCCCATACAGATGAGGATTGAGTGATGAAGCCTAATCCTCATGCGGTGATTCAAGAGCAGAACCAATGTCTGGCTTTGCTCAAAGAAGGCAAGACGATCATGGAGATCGCAGAGATCGTGAAGATTTCCTACGATCAAGCACGGCGGAGGATTAGAGCTGCTCGGCGTCGAGAGAAGATGGATCCTGAGCTGGTATCCCGCTTGGATCATCAGGGACTGACGGATTACTCAGGGTTACATTCAGGCTGGCTCATTGAGAAAGATGCCAATGGGGCAGGGCATTCGCTGTATTTCCATTTGGGATCTGACGACGAGAAGATCTCCTTTGCTGATGCGATGATGGAGGTGCTGTCGGATATCCCTCGGTTGGATCCTATTGCTTTGGTTCAGCCCAAGAAGGACAGGGTCGAAGAAGGTAAGGACTATGCGACCTGGATTGCTCTGGCTGACTTGCATGTGGGGGGTGACTACGGGGATGTGCAGCTTGAGAAGGATTTTACCTTCGCAATTGATGATCTCGTCAGTCGTTTGCCTCCCGCAGAACATGCTGTGCTCTTCGAGCTTGGGGATCTTCTGGAAGCCAATGACCACAAAGGTGTGACGCCCCAGTCTGGGAACCTGCTGGATGTGCGGCGGGAGAACCATTTGGGAAACACGCTGACGGCAGTGAAGCTCATGCGTCATGCGATTTACAGGCTCCTAGAGACGCATCCTACCGTCGAGGTGCATCTGGTGAAGGGGAACCATGACCCCACTGCTTATATCGCTGTGATGCTGGGTCTGGCTGCACACTTCGAGGAGAACCCTCGGGTGAAGATCATCGTGGAAGACTGGGATTACCGGGTTGTTACATGGGGTCTTTGTGCAGCGTTTCCGAACCATGGAGACAAGGCCACATGGAACCAGCTGAAGGATATCTGGGCAGATCAGTTTCCTGATGAATGGGCTGCAGCCAAAGCGCATCGGATCATTATGACGGCGCATTACCACCATGATCGCAAGCGGGATTTGGTGGGCTGTGTGGCTGAGCATTATCGCACACTGCATCGACCGAACAATTGGGCCAAAGGGAAAGGATTGTTTTCCCGTGGATCCCTGACAGCTATGACCGTCCACCGCGATAGGGGTGAAGAGTATCGGACCATAGCCAACATCCGCAACAAGCTTAAAGGTGAGTGATGCCTGGGGTTAATAAGACGGCTGTAAAATACGATGACACCAAAGCTCGGTATGATCTTATTCCTCCAGAGCTGTTGGAAGCCACAGCACAGGTGCTGACCTTTGGAGCTATGCGCTATGGATCCCGCAACTGGGAGAACGGCATGTCATGGGGCAGGGTGTTTGCAGCTCTTATGCGCCATCTCTGGGCTTGGTGGCGGGGAGAGAAGGCAGATCCAGATACGGGCATGAGTCATCTTTGGCACGCAGCCTGTAACGTGGCGTTCTTGATTGCTTATGAGAACCGCCAAGTGGGTGTCGATGATCGAGCGCAACCCGTTACTGATAAAGATAAAATTACCGAAGAAGGTAACCCCTGAGCATGGAGTTCCTTGGTTCAGCTATTTCTAAACAGACAGTCGATGAATGGCTGGACTCTGTAAACTACGGAGAGCTGAACGCTGGGCATTATATGCCGGGGACGTTTGCTCTGAAGTTTATGAACTTCATCAAGCTGGTGAACGGTGAGCAGGGGGAGCAGAACCTTACCCCTGTGGTTCACCTGGCTATGCTGGATCAGATCGGCGGAAAGAAAGAACGGATTGCCAATCTGTGTTCTCGCGGTCTGGGTAAGACGACTTTGATGGGGGAATACCTCTTTCTTTACATTGCTGTCTTCGGTGAGATCGACGGCTTTGGGAAGATTGAGGGAGCGATTTACATCTCTGACTCGATGGACAACGGGGTGAAGTCTCTCAGAAAGAACATCGAGTTCAGATATCATAACTCAGAGTTCTTGCAGGAATGGTTGCCCCCAGAGGGTGTGAAGTTCACAGACAACTACATCGAGTTTAGATCCAAAGAGGGAAACGTCTTTGGTCTGAAGCTGTTTGGTGCCAAGACAGGTCTGCGTGGAACCAAGATCTTTGGGAAGCGTCCTACGCTGGCGGTCTTGGATGACTTGGTGTCGGATGATGACTCCAAATCCAAAGCGTCTATGGAGAGCATCAAGGACACGGTCTACAAAGGTGTGGACTACGCATTGCATCCGACCAAGCGTAAGATCATCTTCAATGGAACGCCCTTTAACAAGAATGATATCTTGTATGAAGCGGTGGAATCTGGGGCTTGGCATGTCAACGTCTGGCCGATCTGTGAAAGATTTCCTTGCACCAAAGAAGAATTCCAAGGTGCCTGGGAAGATCGCTTCACCTATGAGTTCGTATCTGAACAATACCGGGTCTCTGCGCTCTCAGGTAAGCTCTCGGCGTTTAATCAGGAACTGATGCTGAGGATCTCAAGCGAAGAAGAACGTTTGATCCAAGACAGCGAAATACGCTGGTATTCTCGTGCAGGTCTGTTAAATAACCGGGGACGGTTCAACTTTTATATCACGACAGACTTCGCAACATCAGACAAACAAACAGCTGACTTCTCAGTTATTTCAGTTTGGGCTTATAATGCGAATGGGGATTGGTTCTGGGTCGATGGCGTTTGCGAACGCATGACGATGGACAAATCTATAGACCACTTGTTCAAGCTGGTCTCCGAGTATCGTCCCCAACAAGTCGGTGTAGAAGTGACGGGCCAACAAGGTGCGTTCATCACTTGGCTCCAACAAGAGATGATGAATCGGAACATCTGGTTCAACTTCGCACAAGACAAAGGAAAGCCTGGTGTTCGCCCGACCACCAATAAGCTTGCTCGATTTAACTTAGTGGTTCCTCTGTTCAAGGCGGGAAAGGTGTATTTCCCGGAAGAACTGAAGACAACCAAAGTGATCGGGGAATTTATCAGTGAGATTTCGCTGGCAACGATTAATGGGCTTAAGGGTAAAGACGACTGTCTTGATACGATCTCAATGCTGATGAACCTGACTCCGTGGAAACCCACTGAGGATACAATCATGGTTCCCAAAGAAGATCGTTGGGAGATAGACGAAGACGATAGCAAGGACGGATACCTATCCTCTTACATTGTCTAACAAACCCTTTGGTTCAGATTCAGAGATTTGAAATCTGCAGTCTAAGGGGCTAACAGTGTTTACACTTAGGGATCTTCTAGAAGATCTAGCCTTCGGGCCTTTGAACAACCTCGCCATTGGTGGGGATGGTAAAGGCGTCATTCCTGCTCATATGGAAACCAGAGTTCTGAGTTACATCAACCGCTCTTTGCTGGAGATGTATTCGAAGTTTATTCTGGTAGAAAAAGAAGTTGTGATCCGAGTCATGCTGGATCGCACGCTTTATCCGTTGAGGAAGATCCACGCAGATAGCTTCTATTTGCCTGGTCCAGAATGGTCTCAACCTGCTTGCTGCTGTACTCCCGGTTCTGATGTAACTGAGGTCTGTAGGTGTTCGAACTCGGTTCCAAAGTTCATTGCAGACAGTCTTGCATTTCCGTTTGAAGAAGACATTATTCGGATCCTGCATGTCTTTGATGAAGATGGAATTGAAGTTCCGCTGAACGATTCATCTGATGCTTACTCGGTCTTCACGCCTGCACCAGATGTTCTGCAAATTCCTGATCCAATTGACAGAACATTCTTTGCTGTGAACTACCAAGCAAGACATAGAGTACTGCAACCTGGTGAGTGTCATCAGAAGATCATTCTTCCTTTGGGGCTTAAATCAGCATTGGAAGCACATGTTGCTTACCAAGTGTTTTCATCCATGAATGGGCAAGAACACACAGCTAAAGCACAAGAGTATTACTCTCGATATGATTTACTTTGCACTGATGCAGAGTATAAAGATTTAACTTTGACGAGCATGACTCAAGATAACTGCAAACTTTTTACACGAGGCTTTGTATGAAACGCGCATGTGGATGTAGCTACGGAGGTGTCGCCCTCGGTGAAAAATATTTGAATACCAACTTTGAGGCTGTTCAAATTGTAGCAGCCAATCTGGAAGCGATCCTGGCTCTGGTTGATAGCTTTGAATCTCCGAATGGAACCATTGCCAATGCTGGCAGTGCTTATGAGCTGAAGCTTGATGTAGATGTGGCTAAGCTAAATGATGCCATTCAGAATGCGACTGCACCTGAAATGGCAGCCGTTAGTGACACCACTTTTGCCTATTTGAGCATCGGGGGTACGATTAAAAAAGTACCACTGTCGGTCTTGGGTGCGCTGTTTGGTAATCGTGTTGTAGAGGGCAGTGTCTTTGGTCTGACGCCGCGTAAAGGCGATATGTGGTGGGACACAGATAACGAAGTCCTGCTGGTCTTTGTTGGTGGTCGTTGGATCGACGTGTCTTCGACAATTCCGCCCGCAAAATGGACAGAAGATGTCACGCCCCCCTTGGCTCCGAATGGGGGTGATCGTTGGTACGACACGGTCAATTCCCTTGAGTTTGTTTACATTGCTAGCCTTGGAACTTGGGTCCAGTCGTAAGGATATTTACCATGACGTTTCCTCTTAATCCTACAGACGGCCAGGTTCACACGACTGTTGGCGGTACGGTATATACCTACAATACCGCCAAAGGCGCTTGGTATATTCAATCGAGTTCAACTATTGTCGGTCCTCCGCCTCCCGCTGGCACTCTTTTGCCTGCAACGGCAGCTGAGATTTTGGCAGGTACATCCACAGTTAAGTACATTTCGCCAAAAGGTTTGGCAGATGTTTCTACAGACAATCCTGGTGGATTGGCGGATGCCAATAAGCTGGTAAAGCTGAACAACCTGGGCAAGCTGAACACCTCGTCTTTGCCGAATGATATCATGGAATATCGGGGCAGGGTGCCTCCGACCAGCGTTGCTCCCGCAGCTCCGAGTATTGGCAATGTCTATGTCATGTCGGCAGATGGCGTTGCAGATGCAAGCTGGGTTGGTGTAGGCGGCACACCTCTAAAAGCAGCTCAAATGCTAATCTGGGATGGTTCGGTTTGGGTCTCTGCTGGTGGTGGAGGCAGCACTGCTGCTCCTGACACGTTCAGCTCGCCTCTTGGAACCATCGTAAACACCGGAGCAGATGGTTCAAACCTTGTGCTCGATGTGAGCATGGCAGGATTGGCATCGGCAGCTCAAGCTTCCACACTTGCAGAAAATGCAGCTGTGACGGGTGCAACAACTGTACTGACCAACATTGGCGGCACGATTAAAGAAGTGCCTGTGTCGGTTATCACAGGGACTGCTGCAGATACATTTGTGTCTACAGGCGGAACCATTGTGAACCTTGGTTCAAGCGCATCCAATCTGAATTTGGATGTGGATCATAACGCTCTGTTTAATCGGCCTGCTGTTGCGAGCGCTGGTGAAATTCTTTCGTTGACGGGCAACGATGAAGTCTGGATCCAGGTTGCTGGCGGTGTTCGCCAAGTAAAACTAACAGATATGTTTGGCGTGATGCCGCCTGATGTGTATCTGGATACCTTGGGTTTCAACTCCGGCAACGGTGAACTGACTGCGACTTTGACGGATGCCACCACTGTTAAAGTGGATCTGGATGGTCGCTATGTGCAGACGCTGAATGCTGTAACTCCTGATGCTGTTGGCAACGTTCCTCTGTCTTTGACTGCTGTGGAAACAGGCACTGAGCTTGCTCGTCCTGTCGCTCCTGCAGATGCCACGATCTATGTGGTGTCGAACAACACAGCTGATCCTACCAAGAATGGTAAGACGTTTATCTACCAGACGATGTCGGCTCAGTGGTATGAGATCGTTGGCTATGATGTGGCGGCTATGGATGCCCGCTATATCAACAATGCTGGCGATACTATGCTGGGTCAACTGATCCTGAATGCGGATCCGACTGTCGCTTTGGGAGCCGCCACAAAACAATATGTGGATAACCTGCCTCGTGTGACCTCGGTGGCAGCGGGCACGGGTCTGACGGGTGGTACGATCACTTCGACAGGTGTGATTGCTCTTGCTGCCTCGGGTGCTACGGCAGGGACATATGGCAGTGCCTCGATGATCCCGACGATCACTGTGGACATCTATGGTCGGATTTCTTCGGTATCGTCCACAGCTGTTGCAGCGGCTTGGGGTGCGGTCACAGGTAAGCCTACGACACTCGCTGGCTATGGCATTACCGATGCAGTGACAGACACCCGTTCGATTAACACATCGGGATCTTTGACAGGTGGTGGCAATCTGAGTGCAGATCGTACCATTGGTCTGGTAAATGACTCTGCAGCCCCTGGTAACAGCTTCTACTACGGTACAAGCTCTACAGGTGTGAAGGGCTTTTATGCTCTTCCTGCTGGGTCGGCTGCAGCTGTTGCTGCTGATGTTTTGGCAGGCACAGATGCTGCTAAGTCGGTAACCTCTAAGGCACTGGCAGATGCAGCTACTGTTATCTCGGCTGGTGCCGCAGACGTAAACAAGTATGTGCGATTGGGTGCGACAGGTAAGCTTGATCCTTCGGTCATGCCCGCAAGCGGATCTACGCCGATTGCGACAGGTGCAGAAGTTATCACAGGCACAGACAACGCAAAGACCGTGACAGCTTTGGCGCTGGCTGGGGCTTCGGCTGTGATCTCGGCAGGCGCAGCTGATGCTGGCAAGCTGGTCAAGCTCGATGCTGCAGGTCTTGTGGATGACACTGTGGTTCCCAAGGCAAGCAACGCTGCTGTGCTGGCTGGATCGGCTGGAGATGTGTTTATCACACCAGCTGGTTTGGGTGCATCCTCGGTTGTGGCTTCGGCTGGTGCTGCAGATGCAGGTAAACTGGTTAAGCTTACTGCAGCTGGGAAGATCGATGCGACGGCAATGCCGACTGATCTTTATGTTCCCTTGGCAGGCACTGCGGGTGTCACAGGCGCTGCAATGAATGCAGGTGCTGTAATTACTATGAACCCTGCAGCCTCAGGCAACACTGTCCTGAATGGCGCAACTGGAGCCAACTACGGTGCTCTGGATAAGTTCATCATTGATTGTGGGACTTTCTAAAAAGTCACCAAACGGGTGAGGGACATAGGTCTCTCACCCCAAACACATACTAACATTCACCTATATAGGATGAGGATTCAGCCAAATGGCTAACATTATCAAACACAAACGCTCCTCTGTTGCAGGGAACATCCCGACCGCTGCACAGATTGATGTGGGCGAACTGGCAATTAACTTTGCAGATAAGAAGCTCTTTACCAAAGACGCAGCCAACGCTGTTATTGAAGTTGCTGGATCCAAATGGACAAACGAAACAGGCGGTATTTCTCGTGCTGATAAGATTAAAGTCGGTGCTGCAGGTGCGCCTGCATCTGCTGTCGATGTCGTTGGTTCGGTTTCTTA